GCCTGCACCGGCTGCCTTATCAAACTTCATAGCTTCTGCTCCGGCTATAAGAGTCTTTACCCCTGGCAACCAATCGACCTTTCTAGCCATAGCAATAATGCCATCCATTAGACCATTCCATAAATCTTGAAACCAACCTGTAAAACCCTTTATACCAGATAATAGTAAATCAAAAGGATTTCTTAAAAATTTAAATATCTGCTCTACAAGCCAATCAATTCCTGACATTATTTTACTAGCAGCGCCACCTTCTATCTGAACGCCGAAGATTCCGAGGATTTTATCCATAACCCAACCAAATATCTTCACAGGCAACTCAAAGAAGCCTTTAATAGCTGCACTAAGACCACCTTGTATCTTAGCTAATATATCTCCTTCAGTCGCCATAAATCCCTTAATGAAATCAATGATTCCCATAATGATTGTGATAGGCCACCCGAAGATTTTGAAACCTTTGACAAAACCTCTACCAAAACTCTTAAACAGATCAGCAACAGGTTTGAATACTTTCATTATTCCTTTGAATCTTTTAAAGAAGTTTCCTATACCCTTAAAGAAATCAATAGCTTTGTCACCCTTCTTGGCAAGACCTCTTACACCCGGTAACTTCAAGAACCATTTAAAAATACCACCAAAAACATTACCGATCTTTGTAAGAACACTACCGAATACAAATTTGAGACCCTTCCATAAAACTTCAAATGGTAATATAATTGATCTTACAATACCACCAAGGGCGGCACCGATTGCAAACGCAATGGCTCCAAATATAGCAAGAATCATTCCCCAGGCGGTTTTCTGCTTCTTCTTATCAAGTCCCTCTACAAATTCTTCTTTTTTATCGGCTATCAGACTATCTAAAATACCTTCAAGTAATCCTGTAGACTTTTCTTGTTCATCTAACTGTTTATCTTCAACACTTTGACCACCCGCCAATAGTCCCAAGTCTTGTCCGATACCTTTAAAGAAATTACCAACATTTCCCATAGTATCTTTAAGAAAATCAGCCGCTTCTCCAAAAGGTCCAAGAACTTCTTTAACGTGTCCGCTCACAGCTTGAACAGACTTCTGCGCCTGCTCTGTTAAAGCTTGACCTGTCTTGAGGTTTTGAACCATCTGTTTAAAGATAAACTTATTCTGTCTATCATCTTCTGCCATAATTTCTCCAATAAAAAAAGGTCTAAGGGCGCTGACAAGCCCTTTAGACCTTCTTAGGATCCTTTAGCTCTATGGCTAAGCGTGGCTTATGAGGAAGCAATACTTTCTGCGTCTCTCTTAATATCCCTTACTAACAAATTAAGATAAGCTTCTCTTTCAAAGTCAGCCATTTGAAGGCTCTCCTCAATGCTTATCCCTGCTAGCTTTGCTAGCTGATATTGCTGAGTAACAATGGTCTCCATTGTTATATCAGAACACAAAATCTTAATTAGAAAAAAAACTGATTCATCGGAATGTCCATTTCTTTAGCAAATCCACAAAGTTGGCCATGTGATGCTCCAAATTTAGGAGCTTTCATGTGTTTACATGAAACCTTAAACGTAAAATCCAAACCGAAATCATACTTTTCAAACCAGCCTGTAATCTCATCATATTGTCCTCGTGGAATACTTTCCAGTAAGAACTGTTTATCTTCCAAGGTAACCTCAGAATCGGCACCCTCCGGAGTTATAACATTTCTAATAACCATAGCGTTAGCCACTAAAGATGTCTCTGTAGCTAATTGCAAAGGTGATAGGGTATCACCAAACTTATTTCTTACATAGTTATAAGCGGTAAGTTGATCTTCTCTTGTTACAAAATCAAGTTCTATACTGATATTTTCATCCAATTTAACAATATTGTCAATATCAGACGGTGGAAATTTCAACTGTAATTTTTCTAAATCTACACTCTGTAATGATTGTGAACCACATTGAGGACAGATAAATTCAAATTGGTATAGATTTCCTTTTGTCTTTCTACGGATTTCAACAAGTAAGAAAAATCTATCTTGTAAATACATTTCCCTTATATTAAATCCCTCATTTAAGACTGAGGACCCAATAAGCTCATCTAGAGCGTGCTCGATGACCATTGGGTCCTCCTCATTTTCATATACCAATACCTTCTTCATCTGTCCCGTGGTTAACGGTTTGAATCTAATAACATCACCTGTACCAGGTGTGGTAGCATCAAATTCATAGACATTCAGATACTTTTTAAAATCTGACATATTTTCACCTCACTAATTTTTATAATGGGAATTGTGGTCCCATATTATCCTGCAAATGATGGTGCACTTACATAAGCCACACCACGATCTACAACATGGTATTGATAATTCCAAGTAACAGTAAACTGCGCCACATCAGTAGTTGCGTAGTCAAGTTCAACTGCTGAAATCGTCATTGGCCATGCTCCTATTAATTTATACTTGAGAATGGTGTCGCCATCAAGACCTATCATTTCAACCTGTTGGTCAACCATATAATCTACAGGAGACCCATGAACATTAGTAGTTGGGTCTAAGATTATTCTTTTCCATTCAAGATACCACTGTAAGATGTCGGCATCTTTGTCAACATTAAACGTAACGTCCCACGTTCCGTAAGTTGCTTTGCCTGCCATCTTATAGTCAAATCCTTGCCAAGGAACTATGATCTCCTCATGGGTTGATTCAGGAAGCGATGCCGTCCTTACTAAGTAAGTCGCAGTATCAGTATCTGCGCCCAAACCAAGCGGGAACACTGGCTTAACATAGAACAGATAGCCTCTGGCGCCTGCCTGAAACTTAGCTCTAAAACTTTCAATATCAAAGTTTGGCATTCTTTTTTCCTCCTATTAGATTATCCTGCTCTCAAAGCTGCGATCTCAGTAAAGGATGCACCAGTCTTGGTTGCTATGAAGTTCAGGACTATAAATTCTGCTGCTCTTGTAGGCTTGATGTAAATGTCACACCAAAGCTCATTTCTATCAACTCTTTCTGGTGTATTATTTGTCTCGTCACAGATAACGAGAAAATCATAAACACCTCTCCTTGCCTTCACGTCCCTAAGGAACGGGTCAATCATATTGACCAATAGAAGTCTAGTGAGATCATCATTTGGTTCAAATAAGAAATATTTTGTTGCTGTTGAAATTGCCTTTTCAAGAATCATAAACAGTCTACGGACGTTAATTCTGTTGAACGCTGAAGATTTATCCAACAAGGTTTTTTGACCCCAAATAACCTTGCCTTGTCCGGCAAAACTAACAATTGGGTTCATACCATTTTGGTAAATAATATCTCTATTTCCAAGAGTTGGATTCCATGCTAGTTTTCTAATATTTGATAGACCGCCTCTATTAAGACCTGCAGGTGCAAACCATGGGTCAGTTACATTGTCGGTTCTTGCATAAATACCTGCTGCATGACCCGATGCTGGAATCCAACGATAAGTTGCATTATACTTATCATAAGTTTCAAGCCAATTTGCATAAACAGCTGCATAACTTGTGTTAATATTAATATTATCAGCAGAATATACGCCTGTTCCTCGTCTCCATTCTCTAAGCTCCTGTAATTCATTACCACTATTGTTTACAACAATCTCATATGGACAATCGAGAATTGCCATTGCGTCAAATCTAGTTTCGCAAATTGATGTGATATACTGTTTTACATTAGATGTCTTAGCTGAATCAATAAAGATATTGACATCAATTTCTTCAGGATTCTGATATAGATCAAAACCTGCCATGATTTCCTCATCAGTTATAGTGGTTCCTAAATCATTATCACCACCACCAAATGTCTGCCAGCCTGAAGTTGAAATCGTTATAGTATCATCATTCTGAGCTGGATTCATAGAAATTCTGACATACTTGGATTCTGAATTTATCTTATTATTTGCAAACATACTAATACCTTGGTCATCCACTTTAGATTGGTTAGTTGAGACATTCCAAGATTCGATTGTAGCCCAGGTATTTTCATTTTGTTCTTGGTTTTGAACAACAATAAGAAATTCTTTTGTAGATTCTATTGCGGTGTCGATAGACGTAATTGCAGTATATGTAGGCCAAGTGCTATAACCACCAGTAACCATTGCTGCATAAGTATCAAAATCTACTACAGCAACCCTAGTTTGATTACCCCATCCACCTCTTGACGATGCGATCAACCAGAACGGGTCTGTGCCTGTTGCTGGACGGTCATTATGAAATTCATCTGGGTCCTCGCTAGGAAGATCAGTTAATTTATAAGCAGTCGCGGTTGTATAGGCAACAAAATCTGTGCCTGCACCTGATGTCGCCTTTGTTCCTGCAAATGTTGCAGAAAGCGGCATAACACGGGTACAATATAATTTATTACCCCATCTTAAATACCCAGCGGCAGATAAAAGATCACGATAATTGACAGCAGTAGAAGTAGGCTTACCAAACTCAGCAATAAGCTCATTCTCATCTGTTATCAATTTTTGTTTACCCTCAGCGCCTTTCCAAGTATCTTGTAAAATTGTAACCGCTATTGAAGTTGCCACGGCAGGGATTGTCGTGCTTAAATCAACTTCATTTACGGCTACAAGGGGACTTAAATAAAAAGCCATTTTGTTTTCCTCCTTAAATTTTTATCTTACTACTCTATGTTATTTACTTTCTTTGCGCATAAATACCCAATGTAATATAAATATCTATACAAGGTGTAAGATAATGGTAGATACACAACCTAAAATAAAACGAAACAAAATCTATAATTTTCGGGTTTCTGATGAGGAGCTCCAAATTATCCGAGAACTGGCAAGGGAGTATAATCTCCCTGGTATGTTCCGTTCATGGATAAAGGAAATACACGATGAGCTCCATCGTGACCCTGACGATTCTACATACGGCTTAGGTGGCCGCACTTGACCGTTCTCTAACCTCGAACCGGTCATAAACAAATTGACAGGTACATTCTAGATTTGTCTCGCCTTCCCTGGTGGTAAACGAAATCTCACCCAGCATATTTATCCAAACATTTGTGAAAAATATTCTAAGAATCTCATTCTTAAAGTTATCAGTAATTCTCAACACAGCATCCACAAGGTATGCTGATGGCAAAGCACCGTGAATATCTTTATTATTATTGATTGCAGTTAGCCATCTATAAAGAACAAGCCAATTCAAGAATGCTGAGTCTACTGTGAACTCTACAGTCCATGGCTCAAATGTCATTCTACCGCTGTCAAATGGAACGACAGCTCCCATGAACGTCCCTTCAATAATATCCAACGACAGACCAGGAATAATAGTTCCAAAAATATTCAAAGTTAATTCATCAGTAGCACCCAATGTTGCCTCAGTAGGTAACTTAGGAAACACCAACTGAAAATTAGCGGGACTTGATTTATCTAAATTTACATTAATAGCCATTTTTATTGCTCACTAAAAACTTCATAGTCAAATAATACTGCACCATCATCATCATATCCTCCTGCTGATAGATACATAGTTTCAGAAGCTCCCGTAATGGGTTCGCCAAGAGTTAAAACAGATAGGGTGCTTCTGTTATCAAAAGTATCCTCATCTGTATAGAAATTAAGAATTATTTCTTCAGCAATTCCAGAGTCAGTAATAGGTCTGAAAATATACCCTTGAACACCAAAATCTAGATTCCATAATACTATTCTTCTATCAGGGTCAGGATATTCAAAGGTAGTATCAGGCGTGCAACTCTGAAATACTACCTTAATATCAACGGTTGCATCAAGTTCTGGAATATTTATCTGTGTAAATGCCTGCGGCTCAAAGAAGGGCAGTATCTGCTCCAAAATCTGGTCAATGTCAACCATAAAAAGAGCCCAGATTGATAATTGAAAACCGAAATTATAAGGTACGGGATTCAAAAATCGTGATACCGAACTACCGTCACTAGTTTTTATAATCTTTGCATCTTTATTAACAACCCTATCAGCTGCAAACTCACAAGATTGCATAGTAGCTGACATAATTGGTAAAATTTCATCATACTTTCTCTCGTTAATCCAATACCATGCCTTCGTCTTTGGCGCAAACTTCAGTGGAACTTTCAAGTAGCCCCTGACCGTTGCACCATCTGATTCATATCTTGCAATTCTAATATCATTAAAAATATCAAGAAATTGGATGATAGTTTTTCTTAGAGATTGATAGTAATAATAAGTTTTCATAATTCCCAGTTTGTTTGATTTGGTTGTAATTTGAAACTTTTCTCTTTTACTTTGTCCATAAAATTGAAGCCAACAACCTTACCATCTTTCAT